GATGAAGCGTGGACAGCAGACAGTGTGATTAAGAATGCCGAAATCGGTTCTAAAAAAGGTTATGGTATCAACATCAAAAAGGGTGGTGGAGTTACCAAAACCCCATTCAAACATATGCTCTTGACAACTCGCAAACACGGGAATGTCAGGGTTACTTTTGACCACGGTAAAAATGAGTTTGAAGGCACACCTCAGTCAGTTGCCCTTCACATTAACAAACTTCTTGGTATCAAAGAATCCGTTGAACTGGATGAAGCACACCTCAAGAAAGGTGATAAGGTAAAGTGGAAGGGTAAGGTAGGAACTGTTGTAAGATATGACAAGAATGGACCGCAGAGTCCTTTCTATGTTGTAAATTTCAAAGGCCAGTATAAATCAGAAAGTATTCCTGCACACAAATTAGAAGAATCCGTTGAATTGGATGAAGCAAAGTCAACCGCTTGGGAACAAATAGTAGACATTCAACAAAACCACAGTGCAGAGAAGGTACACGGTATATTGGTTGATGCTCAAACTGCAAATTTGTTGGTTATGGTACACGATGCATTAAAGAAAAATACCAATAAGAAATCATTTATTAATGCAATTAATAGGAACAAAGCAGGATTGAATAAAATGGTGGATTTTGCTTGGGAACATTCATACAGAGATGGACCATCCAGTAGAGGTAGAGCAAGATAAAGAAAACTAATAAATTCTATACATATTTCTATGTTTCCTATAGTACCCATTGATGATGTAGTTTATTGGTATCTAATATTAGCATTTTTGACATTAGGAACAATAAATATTATAAGCAGAGTAATAATAAAGGTAATAATAAAGTTAGTCAGGAAAATGAAAAAATGAAACGATTCTCAGTCCTATTAGAAACATCTATTAGTAAAAATGATTTTGACTATTGGAGTGAACCTAGAAAGAAAAGCAGGTTTGATGTATTTGTCAATAAAATCAAAAACGGTATGGAATTTATAGGGTCTGGAAATTTACCAAATGTGACTATTGACCCGGCCTTTGCCAAAACACTAGAAAGATTAGGTTCGTCCAAAGAGTTGAAAGCACTTCCAAAATATATTCCTTTGTCTGGTGGTGGAACTATTAAATGGTCGTCACTAGAAAAAACAAAAGAGTTTGGTGGTAGGAAATCTGCACAAGCAAAGGCAGTCAATCAAAAAACATTGATGCCTGGTACTGCTAATATAGACAGCACCAGACAAGAGATAAACATTTGTTATGGGTTTACTAGATTATGGGCAGAGAAAAACCGTAAGTATGGTATAGACAAACACACAAGTCATGCAGATGCTTGGAAAATACTAAACGATAATAAAGCATTTGGTGGTGTTTCATATAAAAATTCAGAATCTAATTATGGTATAAATGCATTTGAGTCTGGATATAAAACAGCAAAGTCATCGGGAAAATCACCACAACCTTCTTTTGCAACCTCTGGTGGTAGAGTAAAGGTTGGACTAAATCCGATTTATACTAGGTTTGGTGCATCTTCAACAGAACCAAAAGCAGACCTAATGATAGGTGGTGATAAAGTTAGTGTGAAGAAAGAAAAAGGAAGTCAAGTTGGTAGTATGCAAGCATCCGAAGCAACAGCAGTATTTCACTTTGCTCTTGAAAATGTTCCAGATGATAAATTTAACGAACACGCAATAGAGAGTTTAATATACAAATCACTCACACCAGAAGGATGGAAAAAAGGCCGAGCAAAGTTTGGCAAAGATGCATCTGGTAGTGAAAGTTTTGATAAGTTTATGAATAATATTCTTCGAGGCGAAGTTTCACCAAAAAAAAGAAACATCAACAAAATTAATGTTCTTGAAGGTAATGCCTTTCAGGATGCAATGATTTCTAAAATCGAAAAGGATTCTAATAATATTGGTAAAAATATCAAAACAGAAACAATTCAGGCATATGTATTGAACGATAATCACTATACTAAGTTTATGGACACAGTGTATCGTGGTAAAACGATGACAGAAAGAATTGCTATTTGGAAGTTTGGTTCTGCTGTTACTAAGAAGGGCAAACCCAGAAAAATCAATAAAAATCATGTTATTGAATATTTTGATTCGGGTCCTCAAAATACAGTAAAAGATGTTTTGAAGTTTGCAAAATCTCCTCTTATACATCAAATACAAGAAGCATTAAAAGAATTATGGATGATGCCGATTCCAGAAATCAACGAATCTATCATTGATTATATCTCATCTCCTAAAATAAAGGAATATGTTGCATTTGAAGCGTCAACAGGATACAATAAATTTAACAAATCAACACTAGCAGTCGCAGATAAAATGCTTGTATGGGGTGCCAGTGGCCGAGGTGAATATTTTGATATCAGCAATCCTAATTCTCCTAAAATAAAATCTATGGGGGAAAAGATGACGATTAGGTTTTCAGACAGGGGAAATAATCGGGGCGGTTCTATCAGGTTGGAGTTAAAAGAAGAACATCTTAGTCAATTATTCAATCTAACAGAGGAACAACAACAACAATGTGATGCATTTGCTGATGCATATGTATCTGAACTCAACGAAAATACACTCACAGAGGAATATTTAATTGAAAGTATATTTTCATCCATTGGTTCTGGACTAAAAATTTCATCAACAGTAAAACGATGGGGTAGTGCTGTAATGGCCGCAATAAAACAATTCATTTCCTACATAAATAAGTTATTTGCAAACATTATTGCTACTTTTGCGGTAATCACGATGAATGCATTCAATAATAGTAATATGTCTGCTATGAAGTTGTTTGGGTTTGCAAGAACGATTACATTTCTGTCTTGAAAGGAAAAAATATGGCAAACGAATATGATAATTTTGATTTTGGATTTACAGCAGTAGATGCTGATGAACTCGCACAACATACGGATACTACCACACCTGCAACGAGTGATGAGGTAGCAGAACAAGTGGTCACACAAGTTTCTGCGGAAATGGAAGAATTTCTCCAATCTATTGATGCAAAGGTAAATATACTTGTTGATAAATTGACTGTTGAAGGTCAGGATTTTCCTGCCGACAGTTTAGATATTCAAAGACTAGAAGAAAAGATTGACAAAATTGTTCTTGGTGTTGATGAATCTGGTGAAACACTGCCAGACAACCAAAACAGAATAGAAGAAAAACTAGACCAAATTTTAGCAATGGAAAATACCGAACTTGTTCATTCTATTCAAGAGCAAGGTGCAAATATCCGTGCAGTTATTGATGAAGTTGAAGAACGAAAAAGTCAACTCAATGCTGTATATCGAGAAAAGATGGACGAATTGGAATTGTTGACATTACCATTGCTATACAATCTGAAAAATAATCCCGACAAAGAATATATCCTTTGGCCTAATAGAACAGAATTAATCAATTCTCAAATCGAAAAGATAAAAGCAATTACAGAGAATACAGACATTTTTGAATGAAAACATTTAGAGAATACATTTTAACCGAATCAAAGAATCTTCATATGGAACACTTAGAAGATTCTATATTCAATTCGGGTTCATCGGGTGGTATCAATGCATTAAAATTTGCACAATCTGTTGTTGATATGCTCGATGGGAATGTATCATCTTCTTTCAATGTGACTGTCAAGTGGGATGGGGCGCCTGCTGTATTCTGTGGCACCAATCCAGATAACGGAAAGTTCTTTGTTGGTACTAAGAGTGTATTCAATAAAGACAACCCAAAACTAAACTATACCGATGCAGATATTGTAGCAAATCATGGCCATAGTAAGGGATTGATGACCAAATTGAAGATTGCACTTGCAAATTTAAAATCGTTGGGAATTAAAGACATCTTGCAGGGTGATATATTATTCACAAATTCAGATTTAGTAACACAGAAAATTGACGGTGAATCACATATAACATTTACACCCAATACTATTACCTATGCAGTTCCAGAAAAATCTAAATTGGGTAGTATAATCAACAGAGCAAAAATTGGTGTAGTGTTTCATACCAAATATAGTGGCACTAGCATGGAAAATATGTCTGCATCTTTCAACCCCAATATAAAATCACTTAAAAAATCTTCAAAAGTTTGGTTTATTGATGCAAACTTCAAAGATACATCAGGGACATCCACATTTACTAAGAACGAAATCAAAGTTATTGAAACAATGATTGAAAATGGTGGTAGAAATTTGGGTAAAATCAAAAAGTTTCTTGATAATTTGTCTGAGGATAAAAAATTGATAGCAAAAATCAAAGTTTATATCAACAAAAATGTTAGAGTGGGGAGTATGAATAATACCTATCAAGGATTGGTTGACTACATAGAGAGTGAACATACTGTTTCGGTGAGTAAATTGAAAACTGATGCAGGAAGGAAAAGACGACAAGAAACACACGACCAACTTATGAAATACATAACAAAAAACAAAACAAACTTCATATTGGCATTTGAGTTATTCTCTTTGCTAAATGACATAAAAATAATGATTATACAGAAGATGCAAACAGTAAAGAATATTGGCACCTTTATTAAAAAAGGTGATGGGTTTGATGTTACAGCACCAGAAGGATTTGTAGCAGTAGACCATATTTCAAACTCCGCATTGAAATTAGTGGACAGATTAGAATTTTCAAGAAACAATTTCATTGCGGCTAAAAATTGGGAATAGTTGTCAGGTTAATGCGTATTTTACAAAAGGAGAAATGATATGAATACATTAGCATTTTTTAGTGATGCCTTAGGCACAACATGGTGGAGCATTCTTATGTTCGTAGCAGGAGGCCTTATTGGCGCACCGTTATGGAGATGGATTAGCAGTAAAGCACCGTGGGGTGACTGAGCATTACCGCAATTGACCTGATGGCCAGAAGTTGGTCTATCGTATCGGAGGTGATTTTTGAAAAACAGCGGACAAAAGAAAAAACTAACAGAAGCCAAAAAAGGTAAAACTGTCGTTTTTACATTTGGTCGTTTTCAACCACCGACATCTGGCCATCAGTTGCTCATTGACAAGGTAAAATCAGTTGCCTCGTCTAATAAAGCAACACCAATTGTTTTTGCAAGTCCAAACGAAAAAACAGATAAAAACCCTCTAAAGTTTAGAGATAAATTGAAGTATCTCAAATCTTCATTCAAGGGTGTCACATTTTCAGAGGATTCTAATATTCTAAATCCATTTCATGCATGTACTGCGTTAGAGGAAATGGGTTTCACGAAAGTTATAATGGTTGTGGGTTCAGATAGAATTTCTGAATTCAATAAATCAATTCCAAAATATTATGATTTTGAATTTGAAGTTGTAAGTTCTGGAGAAAGAGATGAAGATGCAGATGATGTTCGTGGAATGTCTGCATCAAAAGTGAGGCAATTTGCCTTTAAGGATGACTTTGATTCATTTTCAAATAGTATGCCTAAAAAAATGTCAAGTGCCAATATTAAAAAAATGTATAGACAGATTAGGAAATCTATGAATATTACAGAAAAAAATAATAAAATCCCTTTCAGTAGTTTACGAAAGAAATCCTCTAAAACGACTGTTATTATTTTGACTAAGCAAGAAGATAGTCAACTCAAAGGAACGGCAGAGAAACTTCAAAAGGCCTGTGAAAGTGCAGGCATTGGTTGTTATCCTATCCTTGTAGACGATGCGTATATTGTAGACGAAGATGCAACAGACAATTCTCTCACAATACACAACTACGATGGAAATAATAAAAAAGTCAAATTGAACTTAGATAATGTTGTAGTGTTTGTCCGTGGTTCGGCAATTACTACTCACGGTGGCCTTGGTTTTGTACAAGTGTTTGAAGAAGCAGGGGCATTTGTAATCAATAGTGCAGAATCTATGAAATTCTGCCAGAACAAATTAGCAACTGCTCTAACATTTGAACGACACGGAATACCATCACCACGAACTGCATTTGTAAATAACGAAGAATCCATTGACCTTGCAGTAAAAAAGATTGGTGGAAAGTTTCCAATGATTGTCAAAACACTAACAGGTGCAGAAGGTATCGGTGTTTCAAAAGTAGAATCATATGAATCCCTAAAATCAGTTTTACAATCTTTATGGAAATTTGATGCAGAACTGCTTATTCAAGAATATATGGATATCAAATTTGATGTTCGTACCATAGTTTTGAACGGTAAAATAATTGCATCTGCAAAACGAATGAAGGGTAATAAAGATTTCCGAACTAACAAATCTCTAGGTAATGAAACACAACCACATAAACTATCAGAAGAAGAAAAAGATTTTGTTCATAAAATTGCTAAGATGTCGGGTTGTTATTTTTGTGGAGTAGACCACATCATAATAAATGGTAAATTATATGCTTTAGAAATTAACGGTTCGCCTGGTTCTGGAATGGACGGGTATCAAAGTTATTATACTAGAAAGAGTGTGGTCACTGGTCAAGACCTGACCAATTATATTATTGATTATATCTCAGATAAAGATAATTGGATATTTTCAAGCAAGGATGTTGGATATGTCGAGTGGGTTGAAGTAGACGGAGAAAAGGTTAAAGCAAAATTAGATACAGGCAACGGTTCATATAATGCCGTACACGCAGAAAACATTGAAGTTAAGGGTAAGAAAGTATCTTTTGACCTTTTTGGTAAAATTCCAATGACAAAACCAGTTCATACTGTGGTTGATATTCATGTGGGTGCGGGGGAAAGACGAGATAGACAAGTGGTGAAATTTGATATGAAAATCAACGGTGTAACATATACTGATGTTGAATGTTCGTTAGCAGACAGAGATGAGAATGCATATGAGGTATTATTAGGTAAGAAATTCCTAGAAATTCTAAATTATAGTGTGAATGTCAACAAGAAATTTTCATTAGATGAGCAAATCTCAAAACCCAAAGTAAAAATAACACTAAATAAAATAGATTCTAAATGGAAAGAAGTTTTGGAAGGTGTAGATTGGAAACGAAAAGGGTAAAATTATGAAATCATATAAAGAAATTTCAAAAAATATACAACACTTACGAGAAAAGGTTGTAGCAGGCAAACACATCCGAGATATCAATCTTGATATTATGTGGTCTGTTGTTTCTGGTAATAGTGCCAGAATTTCTGTTGCAGAATCACTTGAAGGAGTATCAAAACGATATGTCCTCAATATGTCAAACACCGAATTCAATCAGTGGTTGGTAGAACACCGAGTCCTTGTTGAGATGTTTTATGATTTTGCTACGAACCCAGATATCGAACCAAATAAACAAATTATAGAATCCTTGAGTGAATCTTTGATAAATGAAGATGATGATTTCCTAAAAGGTATTCATACACTCATTGAAAATGGTGATTATATCAAAGCATATGCTCAAATAAAGGAATCAGATTTTGAAGATTTGGAAAATATATCTAATTCTCTGTACTACTTTCTTTCAATCAATGAAGCATTTACTATCGCAGATAAGTGTAGTTCGTCTAATCCTAAACTATGGGACTCTATCCTAACCGAAGCAGAACGAACAATTGAAGACCATCCAAGTCTTGCATCTCTTGCAATTGCCGTAAAGTGGTATATGAAAGAGGGCGGAGAATGGGAAACGGAAACATTATAAATGAATGAACCCTGTCCATATAAATTATTTAGAAATATTGTTCGTGAATGTTATCCTAATTCCGAAACTTTGTGTGAAGAAGAATACCAACTTACTGAAAAAATAGAAGTTTATGAAACGGTGGATAAGAAAACTATTGCTCTGTATAATAAAGCAAAAGAAAAGGCAATCAAAGTTGCGGCAGATGCTAAGGCCCCAGAGTCATCAGCAACAGAAAGTCCTAATGTTGAAGACGAGAAGAAGAAGAAAAAAACAAAGGATATTGAAGAACTTACTACATACAAGAGTAAAACTTCAAAGAAAGCAAAATCAACACTAAAATTGCCCGGCAACGGCGCATCGGAAATTGACGGAGAATAATAATGACAAAATTTAATCCATATAGCAGACCAAATCCTTTTGGAAATGGTGACAAACTATCAAACGACATGACTGATATTCTAAGGGACATTAGGGTCGATGATGTTGCTAACAAAACTCCACAAGAGTTTTATTCTATGTCCCAGAAAGTCAGAGAAAACAACAAAACCAGTGGTCAATCTATGAAAAAAGATTTGATGGACGGTCTTAATCAACTTGGCACACGAACATATAGTGATGACGAGGTTGAAATTTTCAAAAATATGGTGAATGAAGATATTTCTGTAGAGAAACTCGCTATGTTGGGTGCAGAAATGACACCAGAGATGGAACAATATCCTTACCAACAAGCACCAACCGAAACCGAACCAGATATTGAAGATGTTGAAAAGGTTACAGAATCCGTTGAACACTTGAACGAAGAATATTTGAGTGATATAATTGGAAATGCAATTCTCAAAAGCAAAAAAATCAAGAAGGGTGCTAAAGACAGAGATATACTTATCGCAATCGACAACGAATTAAGTAATATGACAAAACCCAAATGGTCAAAGACTGCTTTAGCATATCATATGAGGGATAGAGATTTTCTTGCTGATACAATAGGTGTTGTCAGGAGAGGACTTAAAGAATCCGTTGAACTGGATGAAGTTCGTAAAGGAGATACCGATGAGATTGTTGCAGATGCAATTCTTAAAAGTAAAAAACTTAAACGAAATGCTACAGATAAAGATATAATTCGGGCAATCGATGCTGAACTGGAAAAAATGGGCTTGTCATCGACAGCAATTGCTTGGCATATGAGGAATAAAGATTTTATGATGGATGCTGTTTCTGCCATTAGAAGAGGACTTAAAGAATCCGTTGAACTGGATGAAGGTTGGAAAGTGGGCGATAAAGTAAAAATTAAACCTCGTAGTGATGCTGAACGCCTGTTGGTCAGAACGAAAACGGGTAAAAGTTATCTTGATGGAGTTGGTGTCATACAAAAAGTGTCTAGTGGAGTTGTCAAGATTAAATTCAAGAAAGGGACAATTTCAGTTGAACATAAAGATATCGTCAAAGAATCCGTTGAACTGGATGAAGCAAGTAGAGAACTGACTAGAGATGAAGTAAAGAAACTCTATGGTAAAGATACTTACTTTAATTCCAAAATCGAAACTAGAGTTAAAGGATTAGAACCTAAAAAAAAGAAATATCATAAAAACATGAAAGGTGGTCTAGCAACAGTTTATCCAAATGGTAGAGTAGAGTTTCCTGATGGTAACTGGATTGATGAAGATTCATCAATTGATGAATCCTTTGAAGAAATGAATGAAGCACCAACAACCACAAGAACATTCGAGTTTCCCGATAATCGAAAAGCAAAACAATTTGCGAAAGATATTGCAAATACTGCTGTAGCCATAGGAACAGTTAGTGGCAACAGAGTTATAGATGTTGAATTGTTACACGGCAATCCTAAAACCGCAGACAAGGTTATTCAACGAATGTTGAAAACCAATCGTGGTAAGGAAATAAACGAAGAATTAAAAACTTTTGGTGAAATTATAGAAAATAATGATGGCGATGAACTTTATATTTATGCAAGCAGTAATAGTGAACTTTATCGCAAACGACTACAACCAGTTTATAAAAACGCAATTACTAAAATGGCACAAGGAAAATATGATGCAAGAAAAGCAATAAAGTTGTTCATGTATGTTGTTGATGATGCCGCAAAAATGTATTCTAAAGAATTTTCTGATGGTACAGATTATTCTGTAATGTTTCCTAAGTCGGTTAGAGAATATGTTGCAATCCGAATGCGTGATGATTTTGAAACAGAAGCAGAATTAGGAAATTATGATAATTTCTTACCTAAGAAGTATCAAACCACCGACTAACTTTACCTTTATAATATGGAATTTGATGAACTAACTGATGATAATTATGTGATATATGCGATGAAAGCATATGAGAATCCTCACTGTAAAGGTCTTGATGAATTTACTGATGATTTAAACATAACAAAATATATCAAACGATTATTGAAGAAATATCAAAGAAGTGGTGTCCTCAGAGAACGATTAATATTGAATCATATTATTGTTTTTTGTAATGTGTTTGGTGTTCAGCCGGGTGTGAGAATGTTATTTCATAGAATGGAATGTGACCTCTACCCATACTTGAAAACTTTTTTGATATATTTGGAATATACTCCTATACATATGGATAGAGATGAAATCTTTAATAATATAAGTATAGATAATAATATATCGGATGCCCTACAAAAACTATAAAGGATTGGACGATGGAACTAAAAGAACAACTAAAAATATTGATGTATATTTCAGAAGAAGATAAAAAACCCCTTATAAAGTGGTTTACTAAATTTGAAAAAGAAATCAAAAAACTTAAAGGTTCTTATAAAGATATAGAACCCAAAGATTTACTCACTTTATATTATGATGGCGTTTCACCAAAAGATGCGGCAAATCAACTAAAAGAATCAACCAGTGGTGTAGGTGTATGGGATAAAATACAAAAACACGCATTAACAGGAAGGGGAACTTTGAAATTTTCATTTCCTGGCGACCCTTCTGCAAAGGTAAGTGTAACGGTTGGAACTGCATCGTATATGCTCGGTGCATATCTTTCTCTTAGTAAATCCAGACAAGAACAATTTGCAGAGATGGTTAATGGTGGTGCGGCAGGTTTCTGGGCAGTAGAACAATGGGCAAAAGATATGAAGGTTGTTCATATATCCGTTGGTGAATCTGTTGAATTAGATGAAGGTGAGATGAAAGATACATTGATATCTGTATATGATGCTATAGAAAAATTAGGTCATAAATCCACAGTAGATAATATTGTAAAAGAAACTAAACTTGATAAGAATTTTGTTCAAGATGCAATTAAGTATTGGGTGGACGATAAAAAAATTACAAAGATGGGTTCTGGTAAGAAAACTCATTGGATGATAGAATCCGTTGAACATTTGGACGAATACCGAAGAAAAGATGTAATGTGTATTGTGGATAAGAAAGGTAAAGTTGTTGCCGCAAAACTTACAGACAAAAACGCAGAAAAAGAAATCTCAAGACATCGAGGTGGTACAATTGTCCTTGACCCTGATGCAGAGGTCGGAGATGTTCTAAAGACTTTTGCAAAAGAATCCGTTGAACTGGATGAAGTAAGAAGGCAAGACATAAAATTTCGCAAGGGTGATAAAGTAAAATGGATTGGTGATGAAGGTGAATCAGACCAATTTGGCAACAATGCAAGACAGAAACCACCACTGACTGACCAAGAATTATGGGATAATGTTGGTACGGTTATTAGTAAGACAGATACACAACTGCAACGAATGTTTGGTGTAATAGAATATAAAATCAAGGGTAGAAAAGTTCATATTAAGAATGTAAACTTTAACCTTGATGTTGTTCTTGCAGAATCCTTTGAATTGGATGAGGTTCTAAGTGACAGAGAGATGGAGAGGTTCACGAAGGCCCATACCGCTCAACATAAGAAAATGCACAAACAGGCATTGCAGATTATTAAGTTCATCGACAGTGTAGCAAAGCACAAAGATAAGTGGACAGATTCATTTGGTGATTATGTTACTACAAAAATGAATCCAGAATTAGCGTTGTCTAATCCTAACAGTGTTGAATATCAACAAGGTAGAGGTAGAGGTGATTGGTCTTTCCTTATTGGACACGGTAAGGTAAGATACAACAACAGGAATATGCCTTGGATGCCAAAGAGTGGTGAACTTCCATTTAATGAGTTTATGAAATTGCTTGATATTTGGAAGAAGAAAACCCTGAGAGAATCCGTTGAACTAGATGAAGCAACAAAAGATAAGCAAGGATATGTTACATTTGAGTTTAAATCGCTTGTCGATTCATCAAAATTTGAAAAAGAGTTGAGAATTCTTAAACGAAAATTTAGTAAAATGTTCAATACCAAATTATCTGGAAAAGAAGTGACCATACTTTATGATAAAAGGTTTAGTACAAAAGATGAAGAATTCAGCACAAAAGATGTAGATATGGTTAGGACTTTACAGCAAAAGCATAATGGAAAACTATTAGATTGGTCTGGTAAAGACCCATTCGATGTTGACACAAGATTATTGAAAAAATCTGCATCAGACCTACGAAAAGAATCCATTATCATAAATCCATTAATCAAAGAAGGTGCTGATGCTCCAACTAACAATGTTGGTGGAGAAATGATTGCAGGAGCATCGCCAGGTGAAGACCCACCTGTCAAAAAGAAACGAAAGAAGTTTGCAGGATGTGAAGTGTTTGAAGTAGACCCAAGCATTTATTATAATTGTGTTCAAGGTAAAAAGAAGTTTGAACACTGGAAACGATATTTTGATAAAGAGTCTGGTGTTGGTGCAGAGATATATGAATTTGCATACAAACATCCAAGAGAAGCAATTATTGTTCAAAATAATATAACTCAGGAGATGGTTTACCTACGACACAAACGAAAGTAGAATAAATAGAGATGATATATCATCGAAAGTATGAGGTAAAGCATTATGAAAAAATTATTATTGATTTCAATTTTGTGTGTGGGTGGGTGTGAAGCATTTGAACAGTGGGAAATGAATAAACCAGAGAATACATCAACAACAGTTGTTGATTCTCTCCGAGAACAAAAAGAACAAACAGAAGAAATAGATGGTGCTTCATCTGCAATAGGTGAAGATTTGAACACTATTGACGGTCAAGCGAATGCAATCCTTGACGATGTTGCTATCATCACTGAAGAACGCAACTACAACATTGACCCAAGAGTAGACTCAATTGAAGATTCGGCAGAATCAATCAAAGAGCAGGTTGATGAAGCACAAAAAGAAAACATCCGAATAGAAGAAGCACTAGAAGATTTAGAATCTGCTAATGCAAGAGTGTCGGCAGCCGTTGGTGAGATTGAACAACTTGAAGATTTAGTAAAAGAATACGAACAGTCCGATAGGGAAATCCGCAGGGAAGCGTTAGAGAACCTCTATGAATATCTTACTCTGTTCTTTGCAGTAGGATTTGCAATGATTGTTGGTGGTGTCTTTGTGATGTTTTGGGTTTCACGCAAACTTGGTGGTACTATCCTTGCAATCGGTTTCTTGACGATAGGACTTGCGACTGCTTCGCAATATTATATGGAAGAAATAGCACAGGTTGGACTATATGTGTTTGTTGGTGGATTCTTACTAACTGCGATTATAGTTGGGTTTATGTTGATGAATGGTAGTAATAATGAAAAGGCACTGGCAGAAATTGTAGAACTTATTGAAGAAATGAAAGAACATCTTGACCCTAAAGAACGAAAAGAAATCTTTGGTCGTGATGGTTTTGCCAGCAGAATGCAATCTCCTATGACTAAGAAGATTGTTTCAAAAATCAAAATCATCAACGGATTCAAGAATTTGAAACGAAAAACAAACGGGAGTTCTAATTCAGATGCCTGATGAAACCCCAAGAGATTTTGTTGGACACTCTTTCATTTGGTGGCAAGGAGTTGTAGAAGACATTGATGACCCACTGATGTTGGGTCGTTGTCGTGTTCGCATTCTTGGATATCATACTGATGATAAAAAACTTATCAAGACAGAACATTTGCCTTGGGCATATCCTATTCAACCAATCAACTCTGCTTCTATAAGTGGTATTGGAACATCACCAACAGGTTTGTTGTGTGGTTCTTGGGTTGTTGGATTTTTCCGTGATGGTGCATCTGCACAAGAACCTGTTATGATGGGTTCTATCGGTGGTATACCAGAAGAAAAGGCAGACATCAAGACAGGTTTCAATGACCCACGAACAAGTGATGAATTAGAAGAAGCACCAAAAGACGAATTTAAAAAACAAATATATCATCGTGACGGTAAAGGTGCAGAACTTGAAAACGAAAAGAAGGGGAAGAACTATCCCAAACATACAGGCGGTGGTCCACACATGGCCGCACTTAACGAATCGGACACAAATAGACTTTCAAGAAACGAATCCATAGACGAAACAATTGTTCAATTGAAAAAAGACGAACAAGATAAAGATGTTCCTAAGGCCTTCAAAAAGAAGAAATCTGTACCGCCTGGAAAATCACATTTGGGTGTGGTTGCAAAGGGTGGTAATCCCAGAACCGAAGGAACATATAAAGAAAAGTGGACAGAACCAAATACACCGTATGCAACACAATACCCACACAACCATGTATATCAATCTGAATCTGGACATACCTTTGAGGTAGATGATACACCTGGCGCAGAAAGGTTACACCAATATCATAGAAGTGGAACATTTGAAGAAATTCACCCAGACGGAACAAGAGTTACAAAAGTTGTCAAAGATGATTATGAAATTATTCTAAAAGATAGGTTTGTTCATGTTGATGGTAATGAAACTCAAACCATTGATAAGGGGTTAAAGGTTTTAGTAAACTCAGATGCAGAATCTGGAAACAACATCGATATTCAACTTGGAGCAAATTCTAATGTGAATGTAGAATTGGATGAAGGGAATCTCAACTACACACTACACGATGGCAATGTTGTTGGTTATGTGAACGGCGACTATACCCTAGATATTACAGGTAATATGACAGAACGAGTTGGAAAGAAACGATTCTCTCATACAGGCAAAGACACACACATTAAAACGGATATGACATACAAGAAAGAAGCATGGAAGAATATTATTGAATCCACTAAAACAGGATTCCGAACTTCTAATGTAAAACTTCATACAAATATGATTTCAGAAACTACCCACTTATTCAAAAGTACATCAAGAACAGTCATTAAGGGTAGCACCATTGACTTAAACTAAGGAGAAAATAATGCCACCAGTACATAGATTAGGAGATGTTTGCACAGGACACGGATGTTTTGGTTCACGACCAAATGTTTCTGCATCACCCAATGTTTTTTGTAATAGT